ATAGTTATTTTCATATAAAAAATATGTTGGATTTGTGTTATTCTTTGCTTCTACAAATTTCTGAAAAAGTTTCCAACCTTCGCCTTCTGTATCAATTTCTCTCTTCAATTTTGCTGTTTTACTACACTTGGCTTTCGACCAGAACTGGCAAGGTGAACCACCCATTAATAGATCGACTCCATTAAAATCCTTGAAGTCGGTAGAAAATACGTCACCATATCTTTTGATATCAGGATAATTATATCTACTGATTTTGATTGCATTCTCTTCAATTTCAAATGCGTTATACTCACTGACTGAAATATTGGCTTTATCTAATGCAACTCTTCCACAAGAGATTCCATCAAATAAACTTAATACTCGTAGCCCTTGAGAATTATTTTTTTCTTTATTCTCTGTCAAAATACACTATTTTACAGAGGTTACGTAACCATAATTACCTAGGAGTTACTGTTTAATTCCTTTCTTCTTGATTATTTTGTTGTAAAATCCTATGGAATTAACACGTCTGCTAAAACCATAGAAAAAAATAATTCTTGTTACTTTTATTTGGAAAATTTGGCTGAATCGCCAAGATAGAAATTTCTATATATGATTATTCTTCGCCTTGAAATGATTTAATTCGATTTTCTAAATAATCAATCTCTTCATTCCAATGGTCTATTAACATCTCTTCAATTTGATGCTTTGCATCTTCTATACTGTCTGCAAACAATGTATCATATTCAACATTTAGTTCTTTTGATACATATATAAATATGTTTTCGTCTGTCTCATCTTGTACAAAACCAGCTACTACATTTTTTTCATCATCTTCTTCATAAAATTGACTAAAATGTAATTTATAACATTCCTTACCAAATTTATTCTTTTCACCTGTTTTCCAATATTTCTTCACTTTATCACCTCGCTTAATTTGGCTGACCAACCTTTGAATAGAATTACTTCTATATTAGATTATTCTCTACTTTACAAATGGATTATCCATAATATGGTCATTAATCATATTTTTAAATCCAAAAGGTGAATCAATCACCCTATCTGAATATTTGAATTGTTGTAAAAATCTGATTACATCACGAGCATCACCAGATGATAATGGCATAAATGATACGTACTCTGGGTGACCTTTAATACATACAACAGCCCAAGAATGGTCGCTATGTAAATGAATATCAGTTCCGACATCCATCATTGAATTTATTAATTGATGACAATCATTGACTAATCTATATGCGTCTGAATATTGGTTTCGTGCCATTTGCATCTGTATAGTAGATTTTTGCAAGTCCTTTAATTCAGTCTCAAAGAACCAAGTTCTTAATTTATTTCGTATTTTATCTTTTATTTTCACGTTCTCACCTCACTTTACAATATCCTAACAATCTGTTCATACAAACAAATATCTCTGTCATTGATTGCCTTATTTAAATGCATATGACCAAACAGATGTTTTTTGTATTCAGTTGTAGCTTTCACTTCTTCCAAATAATTAGTCAATATATCTGATTCATATAATCCTTTACCACCCATAAGATACAAATCTGATGTAGAAGGGCTATGTGTAATAATATAATCAACTATATTGTTATTTTCTTTTAAAACCTCTAGTCCATACTGCATTTCTTCATCTGTTGGCAATTCCTCTTTCCACCAAGATAAATCCTTGATACGATACATATACTTACCTTGCTTATCAAGCTTCTTGGCTTCTTCTCTCCAATCCTCATCATTATAATCAAGAATGCCATCTTGAATATCATGACTTGATGCTCCACCAAAAGCAAAAAATTTCTTATCTTCGATAGTGAAAACCTCACCACGCATTAAGTGAAGTACATTGGATCTTATTTCATGAACCTTACCTCCATGCCATTCTTTTACAGGATAAGTCACAAGCCTTTTATGATTCTCGTGATTTCCGTCAACAAATATAGTTGTGAATGGTTTCTGATTTAACCAATCCAACCAATATTTTTCCTGTTTGCTTTCACCATCTCTGTTCCATACAAGACCAAAATCGCCAAGAATAATTACAATGTTCTCATCTTTATTTCCAGAGAAATCTTTCTGTTCATAGAAACTATCTTTACTTAATCTTACAGGATTTCCATGTATATCGCCTGTTACAAATACTGCCATAATTTACCTCTTACACACTAAAATCTCAACATCCATATCTGCAAAAACATCTTTAATCTGTTCTGAGACATCATTCCAGTTCAACCTATCTAACCCACAACCAATTACAGGCATTGCAATCTTTTTGATATTATTCTCTAAACAAATCTGTTTCATCT